TGTCAGTGGGGGATACCAATCTCTCTCCGCCCACCACTGACGCTTAGTGAATTTTAGATAATTCCTCCCCTACCTACTGATGTTGAGGAAGGGGAATCCTTATATTATTTTGTTAAAACATCGGACAAATTTTATAAAAAGATAAAATTGTTACATACATAGTATGATAGAACGTAGTGAATTTTAATCCACACGCACGAGAAGATGCACAGCAAAACTTCAGTAAATCACTACTTCGTTTAGTTCCTTCTACATATAGTATGTCAGAAATCTCATGTATTCGATTTTTCTGTATAATTATTTTTTATTCTTAGAAAGTTGGACAGGTTTTATGAAAAAGATTTTCTGATAAAATCAAAATAATGACTATATAATTTACACTTCCTTGTCGTCATTCTTCGATTTAATAGCAGTATAAAATATTAAGAATGAAAATAAAAAAGGCCGGTTATTCCGACCTTTTGTATAATCATTATTGCTTTAATTAATTTTTTTTTGACGCAACCACTCAGTTACTTCCTCGATTGTATTTCCTGTAATCATTTCGAAACTTCCATCATCATGCTCCGTAAATGTCTGTTCCGATTCATATTCATCAATTAATTTATCCGCTTGAGATGCATTAGGATTATTAATCTTAACATAGTTTCTAATTTCATTCTTTAACTCTTCCTTCATAGTATATTTCCTTTCTAAGATCATTGTTTTATTGTTCTAATTTTTTTACTGTAAAATAAATCGCAGCACAATATTTATCTCCATCTACAAAAATATTATTGATTTCTACATTTAATTCATTGCTAACACGCTCAATGATATCATCTTCATTATACTCGACATCATATGCCGGACTATATAAAAATATTTCCTTGGTATCTTTTTCCATGTTAAATGTTAAAGATGAATCATCTTCCTGCTCTTGCATGAATTTTAATAAACTTTCAGATGTTGTTACGAAACATTTTCGTTCAAAAAATCTTGAATCCATATTTGATTTTCCTCCTATCTCTTGATAAAGCTCATCTTTATCATCACCATGGGAAACAACAATATAATTTATTGTTGTCCACTTTGCTCATCTCAAACAAATACGCACCATTCTGGCAGTAGTCATAGTAGTTGTCAACGATAGTTCGCTCTGGATATTTTTCATGAAAGATTCTCTTTGCTTCATCCATAGATACTGCAATGATGATTCCTTTATCACCATCACTGTTTTCGTAAGCAAATACTTTTTTCTTAGTGAACATATTATTTTTCCTCCAATCTTCTGTTGTTTTAATTCCAGTCAATGAACTGTTCAATCTCTTCTTTTTTAATCCCTATTCCATCTAAGAGAAAATCCAAAGTATTAACTGAATCTTCTTTATCCATTGATTGCATCCATACCCAATCAATAATATTGTAGATTATTTTCCTGCCGTTATTATCGATTGTAAAATTTTCTAAAATGTATTCCCAAAATTTCTTTTTCATCAAAATTTAGGCGAAGGATACCCCGGCTTAAGAACCCAGGGAGAAATTCGCCACCGTCTTCAGACGGTCCTCCTTTCAGTTAAATAATTCTTCCTTGTATCAACAAACATAAGTTTCTTTGCACTGATATTGCGTTTCTTTACTTTTTCTTCGATAATGTCCGGCATCGTTTTATCTCTTATATCGAGGCTCAAATACAGGCGTTTTTCTCTCCATATCAAAAGCACCATATGCTTCTTCTTTTGAAAGTTCGATAATTCGAGTAACATGCTTAATTTCAAAACCCAATTTCAATGCATCATTAATCGTATAGTATTGTGCATCCGCTTTTGAAAGCTTTTTTGTTGCACGAATACAAATAGAATCTATATTTCCGTAGCATACTTCCAAATATACAATATTATTATTACTCATTTTATTTTCCTCCAATTCTTATGAAATTCTTGCTTCAATTCTCACTTTCTAAAGAATTATCGTTTTATCTTAATAAAAACATAATTCTTCCGGCGGGACTTTACTTTATTGCCTTTATGCATTTAAACATTTATTATAAAATTCTGGCAAATATCTTTCTACATACATTTCACTAAATAAATTTTCCAATAATTCTTTTGAATGTAATGTCTTTTCCAGATCTCTTAATTTATATTCGTCATTCCAATAAGCAAAATACCACCTATTATCTTTTACATCGAATATATAAGTAAAGTCCTCTCCTAATACCTCTGAAAGAAGGTCTGTTTCTACAGGTTTTTCTTCTTCCCATTTTGTGATTTCGTTACAATCTTCCCATCTGTTAATATCCCTAAAAGCTGCAACCGTTCCTCTTTGTTCTAATGGCTTACTCATATGTTCTCTATATGTTTTACTTCCACCTTCTTCGACAGTAGAACCAACATTTGCTGTATTGCCTAATGAAATTAATCCTTTTACTTTATTGACATCCTTGTAAAATTTATATAAAATAATTCCCACTCCATCAATGTAACTATCGCAATGATTATAAATGTATGTATATTTTCCATTCTCTTTAATCGCTATACGTCCTTTTGTACTCATGATTTCGCCTCCAAATATCTTGTAATTTCTGTTCTCTGTCACTCTTTTTTATATTTTCCGTTCTACATAATGTCTTACTTTCCCATGTCTTATATCTTCCATCCATTCACCATTTTCAAATATATCTCGTAAACATTGTTTTGCTTCATACTCCGTATCAAAAGCAAAGCAATCTTCTTTTTTTGACAAATCCGTATTTAAATAATCAGGAAGTCCATAATATTTTCGAATAATAGTGTAATATTCTTTACTCATCAACGCATACCTTTCTTTCTCAATAAGAAATCATCGTTTCATGTTATTTGCTTTTATTATTTAAAACATCTATAAGACCTTTCCCATTCTCTATACTAGATAATTTTAATTCTACATCAGCTATCGTACTAGCAGAAACCATTTTAACAAACTCAAATGATACTTGCCCGTTATTATTCTTTGCTACTACTTCAAGTCCATGAATTAATGCTTCTAATCCAACTTTTATACCACCTAAGAAAGCTAATTGAATATTATTATCAATTTTTTCCATGTGATAGACATCGCCAATATTTAAACCTTCCTCATACCACATATGGTCAGAGATTTCTGGTACATCTATAATAATATGGTCTTCATAAGTTTCTTTTACTGTTCCATTAAAGAATTTTCCATCCACATTACATTTCACTTTCTGATTTACTTTAAATAAATGCATTAAATTTGACATATCTTTTTCCTCCAATTCTTATAAAACTCTTTCCGCTTTATATTTATTATCATATCGAATAACATTTCCTTAATTTTTCTGTTATGTAAATCTGACCTTTCCCAGTAACATAGGTTGTCTGAGCAGTTTTTTCACCGTAAGGTGTTTTAAACATTGACTCTTTGACTTGAAAATATCCAGAGTCAATATACCTCTGATACGGGATATTATTTTTCATTAAGATTTTTTGTTCTCTGAGCCACTGGAATAATTTATTCCTTCCGATCTTAATATGTTCATCATTTAGCAATTTTGCCAATTTACCCATATCGATAAGATTACTGGAATCAGATACCTTGTTTGCAAATGCAACTAACGGTTCTTGTTCCTCTAGTTTGAATTCTGCTTGTTTTCTTGCCTCCTGCTCTTCTTTTAACTTTGTCGCTAACCGAATCAAGAAATCTGGAGAAGTTAAGGCTTTCTCCAAAGTTTCCTGCGTCATATACGCTCCATGTTTCCGGATAGACGGAAGGACCTCATCTGTCACCCAGTCGGAAAACCTTTCTGCAGATGGCTTACGGCTCTTAAAAACAAGCTTGTAAACACCCGATTCGGTAAGAAATTTTTCACCTGCATTATTCAATTTTCGGATGTCCTTATCTCGGACATCTGAGTTTTTAACTATAATTGCCTGCTTCTGATTCATTTGAGCAAGATAATTTCTCACTGCGCTCTCTGAAAGATCTAAACATTTTCCAACGTGCTTTGAATTAAATAACACCCGTCCATTCAGTTCAAATACTTCCACTTCATGTCCTTCGAACATTTTAATATTGTTCATCTCTCAATTCCTCCTACTTTGATATAAAACCAAAATAATGACTATACATTTTTATACCTCCTTACCGTCATTTCTTTGATTCGGTAGTAGTATGAAATTTTGAGAATGTAGACAACAGAGTGTGCGGTAATTATAGGAATCAATTATATATACACGATGGAATATTCCATTTTATGTTAAAAGTGAAATCAAAAAAAGGCCGGTTATTCCGACCTTTTTTGTATGATCATCATTAAATCTTCATACATTGTCCTTTTCCATTTCCTCTATTGCTTCAATCCGGAAAGCAACAATTTCTAATGGTGCCTTGTAAATGGCACTTAATCGAAAAAGTAAAGCATTTCCGAACAATCCCGATTGTTTACATTTTTTATATTTTAAGGAGAAAGATGCTCTTGGCATTAAAAGGGCTGCTGCAAAATAGCTTGCTTCCTTTTCTTCTGTTCCCTTTTCTACTTTTTTATTTTCTTTATGGAGATATACAGATCCTATTTTGTAATGCAACACAGAATGAGCAAATTGACGGGCAATGATAAAACGCTTCCATTTAAATCCCATCTTATTGTTTACTACAATCACTTTGTTTCCAAAATCACTCTCCAAATTCACATAGCTAGGAGCAATGACAATAAAACCCTCTTCATCCTTTTTTAACTCAGCATTGACAACTTTAAATCCTAATCGGCGGGATAACCTAGTAATATCTACATAAGTGTCTTTTTCCGGATCACAGCCATTCACTGTCAATAAGCCGGATATTATTTTTTCCATCTCTAGTTTTTCCATATTATTTACCATTGTTTTATCAGTCTTCTTGGTCGAGTACCATATCCCAAGCCCAAGCATAGGAATATATTCCGATATGTTTATTCCATCGAAATTTTTCAGGAAGATAATCTCTCAATGCCCCTTTAAAATCCTCTTGAATTTGTTTTATATCATTTTTATCAAATGATACGTCGAGTAATTCTGATATATTAAAATGCGTATCCCATAAAATTACATAATGCTTTTTCTTCTGTAAATTCATGTAGCTTTGATTACATTTATCCTTCTGTTTTAATGGAAATAATTTCATTTCATCATTATATTCGGGATCAATTTCTTTAAACGTAAAAAATCCATGTCCATCACTTCTTTTAAAAGAGCACTCTCCGAAAGTGCTCTCAGTTATAGATAAATTCAAAGTTTCTATTTCGTTTTCAGATAAATCAGGATGTCTCTCATAATATCTTTTTATAAAATTTTTGAACTCCTTGGTTGATAAGACGCAACCGATGCCGCATTTTTTCGAATAAAATGTACACATACTCTTTCTCCTTTTATTTTTTCTTGTAAGAAAATACACATATTTGATCTCACAATGAATTACCAATACTCTTCTCCTACCGGTCCTCCAAAATCAATTTCTTTTATTTCTTCTCCAAAACAATCTGTTTCGGCACAAACCTCCTCAAAAGACTTTCCATAATATTCCTCTATTCTTTCTTTTAAGCTAGGATACTTCTTTTCTTTATTCTCACCCTTATCCATTTTCTTACTCTCCATTCTTTCTTCAAAACATAGGATTTCTTCCTCAAACTCTCCAGATTCTGTTTCCAGAAATTCACCCACCGTTGGCAATAAGTCCTGCGGCAAATCTTTGTTTTAATCCACAGCCGGCATCCTTTATGCGGAGACTGAATGCCGGTATTTCTTCCGGCAGGGCTTAGCTTCCTGTCAGTGGGGGATACCGTTTCTCCGCCCATCACTGACGTTACACGAATTTTACAATTCATTCCACAGCCTAAAGGGGTAGAGGAATTCTTGTTGATACTGCTCATAGTTTATCGTTCCTGACCGCAAAGCATTTATGATTTCTTTATTTTTCCCTTTGATTTGTTTTCCCGATCATTTCTATCTCCAATTTTTTATTTTCCATTCATATATAGTATGTCAGAATATCGGCATATCATATTTTTCTGCACAAATATTTTTCTATAAAAAAGATTTCCTGTTAAAAAACTTCCACAGAAAAATCAACCAATCTCAAATTCTGACATACTATATATGAGAAAGTTGGTGCGAATCGGAAGCAACGTAAGAATCCCGGGAGATTCGCACTACAAAAATAGAAATATTGTTCTTGCTTTTCTAAAAAATAGAAATGTGAAGGATTAAAATATCAAAAATTTGTACAAACTTTCTAAATAAAACAGAGAAATTGTTACCAATTTTATACGATTTCGCTGTCGCATCCCTCGTGGATGCGTGGATTAAAATATTTTAAACCCATAAGCTTACATAACAGCTTTATTGTCGCATCCCTCGTGGATGCGTGGATTAAAATAAAAGAAGAAAGAGAAAGAGTTAAAAATGAAATAGTCGCATCCCTCGTGGATGCGTGGATTAAAATTTACTGATCAAGTAAGAATGCTGGATGTTAATGCGTCGCATCCCTCGCGGATGCGTGGATTAAAAAGAAGTACTGAAAAATGCGGGCAGACAACATTTTGTCCTTGAAGGTCCGTGGATTAAAAGATTGATTGTCAACCACAATTTGGAACGCTTTTAGTCATCCCTTCGAGGTATATGGATTAAAACCAGCAGGTGAAATATTACAGGTAGAAAGGTTAAAAGTCGCATCCCTCATAGATATGTGAAGCTGCTACACTTTACCGAAAATTTTACCGAAGTGTAGCGGTTTCCTAATAACACCGCAATATAGTTATGTTATAAAAAACTTATACAGAAAAATCAGTCAATCTGAAATTCTGACATACTATATATGAGAAAGTTGGTGCGAATCGGAAGCAACGTAAAAATCCCGGGAGATTCGCACTACAAAAATTAAAAATATTGTTCTTGCTTTTCTAAAAAATAGAAATGCGAAAGGTGACAATGCCTAATTTTTATATAAACTTTCTAAATAAAACAGTAAAATCGCTATCAATTTTATGCGATTTCGCTGTCGCATCCTACATGGATGCGTGGATTAAAAAATGATTTTGATTGCGATAAATCCGGCGGAATCCCCGGTCGCATCCTACATGGATGCGTGGATTAAAAATGGTGAGACGATCCATCAGAAATATCTAGTCGCATCCTTCGTGGATGCGTGGATTAAAATGATGAAAAAATATCTGTTATCTGAATTACTTTTCAGTCGCACCCTCGGGGTGTGTAGATCAAAATGATGATGCATGGGAAACAGTAAGATTTTCTGGATCGTATCTCTTATGAGGTACGCGGATTAAAATTGAATCACTACCGCCGGATGATTATCGGCTACTATCGCATCCTTCATGGGTGCGTGGATTAAAATAGTGAAATCCGAAGGTATTTGCACTATAAACCATGGTCGCATCCCTCGCGGATGCGTGGATTAAAATAGCCCACAATTCGGTCATGAACAGAGGGGATATAGTCGTATCCTACATGGGTACGTGGATTAAAATATGTTATCACCTTATCCTTTCTTGGAGATATTCTCGTCCTTTGAGGATGCGTGGATTAAAACAGCGCAAACTGTGCGCCTGTAAATAAAGTACCTATGTCGTATTCTCCTCGGATGCGTGGAGTTGCTACACTTTACCGAAAATCTTATCGAAGTGTAGCAGGATTTTCCCTTATAAAAAGATCCACTACACCATTATTGTTTATCGCATTCCTCGTGAGTGTATGGATTAAAATCGCAGACATGCAGTACCCTTTTTCTATATCGCATCCCTCGCGGATGCGTGGATTAAAATTAAGTAAGAAAACAGCATAGCTTGCGCTACAATGCATCATGTAGATACAGTCACACCACTTAGGAGGATTAATTATGGGAAGAAGAAAAAAGAATGCACCTGTAAGAAAGCAAGACACTTTCATGTCTATTTGTAAAATATCTGGATGGTTATTATTTTTTATTGTAATGACAGGTATTTTTACAATCATCGCAACCAACAATCTTTTTGAAAAACATAATGTAAATCTTGTTGGTACAGAACCTAATTATTCATATTCTGATTTTGTTGCAGAGGGATTTAGCCGAGCTTCATTAAATGCAGTTGCTATTATATTTGTATGTTTGAGTATTACATTTTTTTTGAAATACATACTTCATTGTAAGATAGATTGTACTCCAATAGCTGTAGCATCATGTTTTATATTTATTTTCTATACAGCATTCTCACTGACTGCAGCTGCACCTATTTTTGATTATTCACCTATCACTGATAAAGTAGGATCTTTTATTGAACAAGAAAAATGTTCACATTCTGATTTTTCATGGATCACTACGCAAGATAATAAGTACAAATTATCAGATATCAAAGTAAAGCCTGGACGTTATAAATTTGTTTGTCCACATTGTGGAAAAGTATTTGAAGAGGGATATGCTGTTAAAGTAAAAGGTTCAAAATATAAATGGGATCTGGTAAATAAGAATAATGTATCTGTATCTGCATATGTTTCTAATGAAATAGAATTAAATTATAATGAACGTACACACGTTCATACATCTTCGGATAAATGTGATTCTGATTTGCCAATGAAATTCCATCATTTTGGAGAGTATAATGCTTGTATTGGTAGATATAAACATATGATAAGATTTTGTAAAGATTGCGGGTACGAAGATGAAAAATCACAATCTTCAATTTTTCATTAAACTCAAAGGGAAGTTCTGTAATAGGAGTTTCCCTTTTTACTTTCTAAATCAATCCATTTATCTGAATATATGTTCATGTATTATTGACAAATATGCATCATAGAGCCACTAGAACATAGCCGTTAACCGGCAGAATAAAAGACATAGCTCTCAGTAAAGAAGCTTCAGAAAAATCCAGAGATGTAAATGCTCTCGCCGGAATTTGTAACTCAAAAGTTGAAAAGTTGGCTGAGATTTGTAATATTGGTGTTGGAGAAATGGCAGATCTTATGAATAAAAACGGAGATGACTACTCAAAATACGAAGAATGGGCTAAAAAACTTCAAGGTGTTTATGCTACGCAATCAAAAGAAATTCAGGATGCATATACTTCTATTGCTACAGGTCAATAATATTTTGCGCCGACACAATTACTATTATTTCTTACATATAAAAGAGCAGCTTATTCGCTGCTCTTTATAATTATTCTTCAACTAATTCAAAACGATATTTTTGTTTTACTTCAGGATATTTCTCATGATTCACTTCGGATACAAACATATCATACGGTCTAATGTAAATACTGTAATCATCATACAATGCCTGATAAACTACATATTTTTCTCCTGTCTCTGAATGTTTTGCAATGTATAATACCTGGTAATATTTCCCCTTAAAATGTTTATATTTTCTATTCGTTTTTATTGTTCTCATTTTTTAACCACCTCAAAATGTATAACTTTAATGTGTTGGCATCGCTATTAGGCTATTGGCAATTTAGATATCAAAGATAGTCGCTTAGTTTTGTCAGGACTGGGGCGGCTATTTTTTGCGGATGCAGATGTTGCCCATAACATCACTTTCTTTGTTGAAACTCTCTCTCAAATCGACCAGGAACGAAAAATAACTGGTCAATCAATTCGTAATCATCATCCGTAGATTTCAAAATGTAATCATATAAATGAATGAATCCTAAAACTTTTTGTTCTGAATTTTCATCTAATGCATTTATGGTGGAAACAATATCGCTATACTCCCTTTGTTCTAACCAGTTTTTTAATCTTTCAACCAGCATCTTATTCTGATTTTCTCCATCTAACAGAGCATATTTATGGTGTATTTTTTGAACAATATCTGCATAATTTCTATAAAAATCCAATAGTGGGGCTCTGTATCCAACTTCACATTCACCACATGCTGATAAAAATTCTTCTCTATTCATCTTCTATTAACCTCTATTACTTCTCTGATTTTTTTTACACTATCTTTTTTTACTTCAAAATAGGTAGACAGATACGTAATCGTGTAATCAATATCCTGTTTTGAGTAATTCATTATATTTAGATACTTCTGCAAGAAAAGACGAGTAGGCATCAGTAATTCCGCCGCAAATCTATCTGCTAAAATCTCCTCAGAAGATTCATGGTCTGCTTTTCTTTATTAAAAGGTGAATCTTTTGGTATAATGTCTGTTTCATCAAGAAATTTTTTCGTTACCTGCTCAAATTCTTCACCATCCTCCATTGGTCCCTCATACAGTTCTTCCGCTAACTGACAGATAACATCTTCAGTTATCAGCACCTGTTCTTTCTCTTCTAAACAGCTTCTTAACTGAAACTCTGCTTCCTGCAGAGCATAAAGCTGAAGCGGCCAGTCGAGGTAATGTTTAATCTGATCAAGCATCTGTTGGTCTTTTTTTGTTTTACAATCCGCAATTTTATCTAAAAATTTTTTCATTTCTTTTGCTGCATGGTATTCAAACATTTTGACTTTCCTCCTTCTTCTTAATACAGTAATTTTGTTCCACATTCTGGACAGTAGTTCGGTCTATCTTCTGCAGATTCATCATTACATCCTACAATTTCACCGCAGATAGGACAATAAATATAATCCGATTCGTCAAACCCTTCATATCGAACCTGTGCATCTTTCTGGTATTTCTTAATATCAGAAAGTCCCAAAAGATAATCGGTTGTGACATCAAAAAATTTTGCCAGTTCAATCAAAATCTCCATGCGAGGTGAATTTTCTCCACGACAATAGTGATGAACAGATGCTTCAGATACACTGATTTTTTCAGCCAGTTTATTTTGAGTAATTCTTTTTTCTTTCATTAATGATTTTAAGCGTTCTTCAAACGACATTGTTTTGATATCCTTTCTATACTATGCTTTAACCCTATATTAATTCTGTACTTCTAATTCAGGTAATTCATCTACATTGAATAATGCTACAGGATATGTATTAAATCCGCTTTTCATAGTAAAACCGGTCTCGTATATCAAACCAGCTTCCATTAAAGCTTCATAAATTCCTGGCAGGTTATTGGTATCCAGACAAGCCATTCCATATGGTAAATCATCAACATTAACCGTCAAAATATCAAAACTTTCCTGTGTTTCGGAAATCACTGCTGAAATAGCCAAGTTTCCATTATTGATATAAGATGTTTTATATATCTCCAGCACATATTGATTTCCAAGAAATGTATAAGTAAATTTGTTATTCATTATATTTTCCTTTCTAGCAATTTTCTGTTATTACTCTATTGCGTATCTGTTCCAATTCATTATAAAAAAGTTGCATATCCTCGGAAACATGTACTTCCTGCATGGATGCGATTCGTACATTTTTCTTAACATATTCCGGATATTTTCTTAAAAACTTTCTGCATCCGTTGGCGATAAAAAGACATATGGGAGGTAGCACATATTTTCGAGCATTAATCCCCATCTTTTTATTGTTTCAAATCTCAAATTTTTCCCTCCTTTATTATCAATTACTTTAGATAATGCTTATCTTTGACAACAGCCGGCACTTCCATAAAATAAATAGATAATGCCGGCTGCCTTTCAGATTTTCAACTATTTAATATTCATTCCTTTGAAAACTTTTCCATAAGTCTTTTTTACCTTTTTAGGAACCTTTACAACGATTTCCAATAATGATAGACTTTTTTACCATCTTTATCGCAGGCAGCATCTACAACTTCGGATGGTTCATTTTCCCATACATGACCTGTAGCGATAATATCTTCTCCAGCCTGAATGGTTTTTCCACAATCAAGGCAGATTTCATCATTTTTTTAGATAAAAACTTATTTTCCATAATTTTTCTCCTGTGATATTATCTGCCGTATTGCTTCATAATTTTTACAAAATAGTTATCTTTTTGTTCAATAGCTGAATCGTACACTTGTTTCAACCTCAATCGCAGCATCTGTTCCATACTGCTCGATCAAAAAATCTCTGGCTTTTTCTAATGATTCATGCTCTTGGAAATAGCCATCAGAATTGTTTGTAAAAAAGGATGTTCCTGTGTAGTTGATAACAATTCTTAGAATTGCCCTATTAAGAATACATGTCTTTCCACAGTTTGTGCAAGTAAAAGTTTTTTCTCCTTCATCAGTTGTTGTTGGTTCTTTTGTCACTGTTTTATTATTCCAAGTATGACCATAAGTTGTTGTAGCTCCATCAGACTCGTAGATTGCTGTATGAGTATCTTTTTTCTTGTTTACCATTTTGTTTTTCCTTTTTAGTAAATTGTTTATTATTGGTTTCTAACTGGGATATGATTACTCCTTTCTTTTTACTCCCATCATCTTTAAAATCGTTACATATAAAGTATGAAAGAGTTGGCAAAAAATAAAAAAGACTGTTCATTGACAGTCTTTTAAATAATATAGTTGTCTATCAGATTAGGCAGAGCACTACGTCCATGGCAACTGTGTACTGCATGAAGTGAAGGCTTCATCCAGAAGAGTGTAGAGACTTTACGTTCCTTTTTCAATATACAATCTTATTTTTTTCACCTTAATTCCTTATGATTTCACTTTGGTGAACCCTCCCCGCCCAAACGCAAGCGTTATAGACGAGGCTTCCCATCGCATCAGTCCAAAGATGTCACAAATCAAGAGATAAAGCGAAGGTCTTAAAAGAAATATTCATATCATGTACTACCCGAAGAAACTTATATCCAAATCCATAAATATGACAATACCTTTCCCAATTTGTTTCATTTTTCTTCATCTTTTCCAACTGAATATTCACAACAGCTTCCCATTTATTTTCATAAAAATCCTTAACACTTTCCGTTTTAAAACTAGAAACATTATAACATTTATGGATAAACGACTTGGGTTTTTCTAGCAGCCAGCATTCTCCAGAATATATCGCATCGGGAACATATTCTTGTACTTCCCATGGAAACATATACTTTGTACTTTGGAATTCATACACATGCAAAACAGGATTAAACCCATGACTAACTATTCTTTGCAGTACCTCTCCTGCACATGGAGATGCATTTAATGCATGTATCACATCATCCTGCAAACTTCCTTTTGACAGAATGCAACAGATGCGTTTCTTGATTGCATCTTCATCTTTTGCTCTGTTTGAAGGAATTCTTGGCTCGAAGTCTGAAACAGGATCAAAGCTCACATGGATAAATTTTTGTTTTCTCATTTTGCTTACTGCATGGTTTTCTTGACCGGGGCAAAATCTTCTTTTTGCACCTCAATTTTTAAAAGCCGCTCCCACTTAATGAAGCGAAATTCTACTTTTGATTCTGAACCATTTTCCTGATCAATTAAAACTCTATCGTTTACCGCCATGATAACAGGCTTACCTTCAGCCAGTTTCAGAAACTGTTGCTGCAGATTGATTGGGGCTACGATTGCAATAATATCGCATTCATCAATCTCATCTTTCAGTTCATATGCAGAATTGATTGTTTTATTAATTTGCATAATCTCAACATCCCCAAGCGCAAGTTTCTGCTCCGGTGTCATTTTATGTCTGGAAAACCATAATATTTTTTTCATTTTAAATCCTCCTATAATTTAAATATTTTCTACAACCAGTTATGAGACGACCACTATATTCTATCCTCCTTTCCATCAATAAATCATCTCGTATGTTTAGTATGAAATATTCAGAGCAAAACAAAAAGCCGTCATACTGACGACTTTCTGCAAATGTATCATTTTCTTTCATGCAATATCTAATAATTCTTTTACCATCTTTTTATAAACAGTATTAGATTTAATTGCTACTCTGAGACGGCTCCCGTCAGGGCGAATTTCTACAACAAAAAATGATAGTAAATTCATGTGTTCTCCTTTTCTTAATATAAAATCTTCTGTTTTTCCATATTGCACCATACGCCGCCTCTAAGAGACAGCGTATGATGTTTTCTAATGACAATTCATGTTATTTCTCGTAATCTCCATGATATTCTGGATTAACTTCATCCTCATATACATTGATAATCTCACCGTTTTCTAACTCGATTTCATACATACAGTTAATTTCGTATCGGCAGTTACCGGATTCATCTTTGTCAGTTTTATCAACAAGCTCCCGGTCATAATCCTTTTCATTAAGTTCCCGGATTATTTTTTTCACTTTTAATCCAGAAAAAGCCTTTAGGTCATCAGACTTGCTTCGAAATACATTGCCGACCAATTTATTCATGTATTCTGAATTAGCCCATTTGATTCGTTCATTTGTGCAATCACAATCTTCTTTGACATAAAATATGCAGTTTACGCAACTAATTTGATTACATGCACATATTTTATTATTTTGCCCGTCTACAGCGAAGTTCTCAGTAGCTCATGCAATTTCTACAAGTTTTTTACATATTTTCCTTGTTTAACATATTTCTTACCTACCTTTCAAATTATCCTGTTTTCTCTTACATCGCTATACTATCAACTTTCGTGATCAGTCTATCGTATTCTTCCCTTAAGTTATTAATAGCTTTATTAACAGAAAAATACGAGGATTGAAACAGCCAGTTTTTGTCTTTTACATAGTTTTCAAACTGTCTTATATAATCGCCAAAAGATTTCATGTTATTTACTTCAACATCTGTTATACTGGTTATCCCAAAATCTGAGATCATCTGTTTTTTCACTTCATCATATTTGTTACTTACTAAGAGAAAATCCCGTAATGCATTTTCATTATTTTTGATATATTCTCGCAGATTTTTCATCACTCCCGTTTCAGTTCTTGCTGGCTGGACAGATAAGGGGATACGAATATAAGGCAACTGAATCGCAACTCTCCACTTCCCAAATTCCAGTGAAGCAATAAATTTAATCTCATTCGCAATATCTTTAAATTTCAAAAACTTAAGGTAAGCTGGAGCATCCGAACGATGCCATACATCCATCGTATGATTGTCACTTAAATCCATATAACTGTACCTTTTTACAGGAAAAACAATATCCACCGCTTTTATTCCAGCATCTAACTGTTTTTGCAGGTAACGATATACTGAAAACTCCTTTGAATACTCATGTCTGAGCTTTTTATCAGAATATAACAATGAATCATTGATCAAATGTTCATTATCACATAAATATACCCACTCTGTAGCAGTCTCTCTGGTTATCGTGATAAATAATTTGCCATAGTTATATACCTTAAGAAGATTCCCTTTTAATACATATCCATATTCCTGTACATGTGCATCTTTTTCTGATTTCTTCGTAATACGATACCATTCCGGACAAATATATTGATCTAAATCTTCTCTTTGTTTCTCATCCATTTCCTGTCGCAGTTTTTTCATGTACGCTTTTTCTTCACCTTTGGCAAAAGCTTCGATGATACAACGTCCAATACCGGATAAATACGCATCTGACTTGATCTTTGCACCGTAAATCTTTTTTCCTTTTTCTTCTACAAAATATCCTCTTGTCATTTTTTCTCCACCTTACTGATAATTTCTGAGTCTTTTTTACATTTATTTGTTAAACAAAAATTTCCCTACGCTTTTGTATAGACTTTTTTGAACAAAAACATTATTCTTTCATCCATTCTGCCAGTGTATCACTGCATCTAAAATCCCCGACAATGCGCTTATAAATCCGAACCCAGTCGGAATTTTTAAATGCGTCCGGAATATTATTGTCCTCAAGATACGCATTGAAAGATTGAATATCAGTAGCAGATAAAACTCCTTTTATACCGCTGCGGCATTTGACGATATTTTGCAAACAAACGTCATCAATATGTCCATATTGACAAAGATCTCGCGCCATCATCATATCGCTATAAAGCTGC